TCAGCCGTGTAACAGGTGGCGACCACGCGACCGTGGGTTGTGTCACCTGTTGGCTGGCACTTGATGTGGGTGGTGGCCGACACGATCCGGCGTAGACCGTCAGCAGCTTGCGGACCGTGGGGCTCGTTGCGTTCTTCTGCGTCGATGCCGAACAGGCGCACGGACTGCTTGCCGAACCGCAGGGTGTCGCCATCGACAACGGACGGCGATCCTTGCAACACGGCACACAGGGAGAGGACGGTGCAGACGCTCATGTGTGCAGCTTCCTCTTGGCTTCGATCTCATGCACCTGACGGTGGTAGGCCACCAGAGGCAAGCGATACAAAAGGACGATCAAGACCTCGTCCAGCAGCACGTCCAGACCTTCGTCGTAGTCTTGCTCGACGAGGTATTCCGACAGACCGATCAGCTTTTCGGTCGAGATGTATTTGAGGGAAACGCTCACCAGAACTCTCCGTGTTCAGCTTCCAACTCGTCGTAGATGTGCCCCTGATCGATGTACTCGGCGAGCTGGCGCAAGACGGTGGTCTTGATGTCCATCTCACCAGAGGCGATCTCGCGCGACGTCTCGTCGTCCTCGAAGAAGAGGGTGACGGACAGGTCGCTGTAGTCCACGATCTCAGGGCCTCCACGGAAGCCCACAGATGGGTCAGGACGGGTCAGAATGTATTGGACACAGAGCGATCCCTTCGCGAGCGCCGGACGGTCGTCCACGGTCACTGGGATGTCGTCGAAGTGGTAGTCATAGAACCTCATGGCTCGTCCCCCATCTTGCGGATTTCGTTAACGAACCACTCATGGGGGAAGGTATCGACCAGATGGTTCTCTTGGTCTTCCATGTCGTAGAAGAAGCTCTCGATCTCATCCGGATCGGTGAGATCGGTCTCGATTTCAAAAGTGTGGAAGACTACTTCGCGTACTTCAATGCGGTATCTGGTCATGACTTGAACTCCTCGACGTCGGCAACTTCCATGTCACTATCCGTGCAAGCGAAGTCGTCATCCTTGATTTCCCACATGGCGGCGTGGGCTTTATCCCAAGCCTCTTCATTGCTGTCGGCTTCAACAACGATATGGGCCACGCGGTAGAGGCTCTCCCGAATTTTGGCGCGGTACTTAGGCATGTGATTGCTCCTTTCTATCGAGCTTTTGTCGGCGGTTGGTTTCGTCGGCTACGGCCTTGCGAATGCGCTCTACGATTTCGGCGTCAGGGACACCCAATTGGCGATCACGGTCAATGATCAAGGCAAGCGCAAGGTCTAGGGCCATCAGTTCTGCGATGGTCTGAGCGTGGTCCTTGGTCATGTCTCGTCACTCCAAGCCATCAGGCGGGTTTTGGAATCTCTGGTGTGGTTGAACAAGACAACCTCCATGCGGTCGGTGAACCCCGCGCATTGCAGAGCGGTATTTATCGCTTGCATGGCGTCGCACAGAATGCCGCCATCAAACCCCCAGCTATCGACCTGATCCTCGTCAGCAGGGGCCTCGCAGACATAGACCTCACGGGCAGCTTCAGCCGCTTCATACGAGGCATGACGTGTGGCGTTATAGAAGTGGAGCATCAGATCGGCTCTCATGGCGTCCACCCGTTCTCGTAAGACACCGAGCCAGTGTAGTTGCCCTTGGCATCGTAGTTGTGGAGGTTGGGGTAGGAGCGCAGCAGCGCGGCGTAAACGTCGTCGTCGTCGATGCTGTTGGCAAGGCGGCAGACTTCCAAGAAGTCGTCGCGCTCGAACGCCTCATCGATCTGACAGATCACAGAGTAAGCAGAGGTACGCACAGGGGTCTTGCGATAATGCTTCATGACACGTCCTTTCTTTGACGTCGCTCTGGAGTGAGCGGTAGCAACATGGCACAGGTAGCGAAGGGTGTCAACAGTGGGGATTGGTCCGTGGACCACGGGGCAGGGGTTTTTCTCTAAAGAAGGGGCAAAATCACGTGGTTGTCACAGGGTTGGTACTCTCTAAGTCCTTGTTATCCTGTGGATCACAGGGTGTCACAGGGTATTTCAAATTTTATCTTTTCCGGCCGCGCGCGCGGAACCTATGTAATTAGATAAATAGATAATATACTTATTGTTTACATACTTTTAACCCTATACAGGGAAAATCTTCTGGTCCAAATCAAAATATTCGTTCAACCCTGTGACACCCTGTGATCCACCGGATATCAATGGGTTACAGACCCCCTACCCTGTGATCACCATGTGACAAACGTCTTTCTTTATGGCAAAACCATAGGACGGACAGGAGGACTGCCGCATGGCGCGAGCCAAACAAACGCACAAGCCCAAGCTTGATATCGTGGTGAACCCCAAGAAAGAAAAAGGGTTGACCGAAAAGCAGGAGAAATTCTGCCGCATCTACGCCACCGAGGACGTGACCCGTACCGAGGCAGCCAAACTGGCTGGCTATTCGGACACGACCGCACCCATTGCTGGGTCTCGGTTTCTGAATGGCCGAGACTATCCTCACATTCTTGCTCGCATTGCCGAGATCAAAGAAGAACTGTCGAGGAAGTACGAGGTCTCGTTTGACGGCCACGTGCGGCAGCTTGCCAAGATCAGAGACATGGCTCTGGAGAAGGGCAACTACACCGCAGCGGTTGCAGCCGAGAAGAGCCGAGGTCAGGTGGCTGGCCTGTACATCAGCCGCAGCGAAATCTTGGTGGGCAAGATCGACCAGATGAGCCGCGAGGAAGTGCTGGCCGAGATCGCCAAGCTCCAGACCCAGTTCCCGATCCTGATCAACCAGACGGCCCCGACCATCGATATGATCTCTGCTCGCAGGGACGCGGAAGAAATACCCGTTCTGGTAAACGAAGAGATCGAGGCAGAGATCGAGCAATGAACACCGAGACAGCCCTCTGGAAACACCTCAAACAAAAGACCTCTTCAGAAGTCCACTGGACGCGCATCGAAGCCCGCGTGGGGGCGGGTATTCCCGACATCAACGGAGCCTATCAGTGGCCAACGTCGGGCCACCTGAGGGGCATTGAAATCTGGTGCGAACTTAAGGTCTGCAAGACTAAGTCTTATAAAACTGCGGGCCTATGGCGACCAGCCCAAATTGCATGGCAAACCGCGCGTTCATCACGCATCCGTAACGTCTGGAACTTGGTCAGCCATCCACAGGCAGAGGTCGTCAAAATATACAGCGGATCACGGATCGCGGACCTTTGGGACGATAAAGAGGGCCAAGTGGAACCGGATTTGGTAATTAGATACCGCAATCCCTACGATTCTTGGTCCATGTTCCTCGAACTTGCAGCCGAGCGGGCTTTAGAGCCATGGACCGCGGACCGCGGGCTTTAGAGATCGCGGGCTTTTGGTCCATGTTCCACGTGAAACGGGCAAAGAAAAACCCCCGATCCTTTCGGACCGAGGGTCGCGGGCCTGCGGATCGCGGGCTTTTGATCAAATCAGGTATGGCAGTAACCATCGGCCTCGATGGCCAGCCACATGCCCTGCCACCGGACCACGACGGCCCCGTCCATGCCGAACGTCGGCTGCACGGTGCGCCGGAAGGCGCGATAGGTCATGCCGAGCGGGCCTCGGTGATACACGCGGGCCAGCGCGGACCTTTGGGATTTAGTCAGTCGTACCATAGGTTTATCTCCTTTATCGGACCAGGCGTTGGTGATAGGCTTCATGCATTGCGCGGACGGCGGAGTCCGCCACGCGGTGTCCATATTTGAGCGGGCCTTGGTAAATCAAACCTAGCAGGCGGCCGCGCTCGTAATCCCATCGGGTGTTTGTTTGCCCGCGTTCCTGATAGGCATCGTAATCCATTGCCACGCCGGAGCGGGCCTCGTTAAATCCCCGAACAAAGGCGGCGGAGCGCATGACGCCCCGCAACCCCACCCGTTTCGTCCCGACCTGCTTTGTCATCACGCGGTCTCCTTAAAGCGGCGGAACGTGGGCCCGTGCGAATTGATCACAATCGGCGCGCGGGCTTTTGCAGAAAGGCCTCCGCAGGCGCGACAATCTTCGCAGCTAGTCTTTTGCCCCGCTTCTTTTGAAGCCGGACACGTCACTTCGCCTGCAAGGCGCGGCGCGGTCTCGGATTTAACGCGGAATGTTCGCCAGCCTAGCGCGCGGGCCTCGGCCGCGTCGGTCTCGGAATCGGCGCTTGCCATACAAAGCAGGCGGAATGCAGCGAAGCGGGCCTGTTTCCATTGGTGCGAATAACCATTAACGGCGGCCGCTTTTAGCGTCGCGGCGCGCCAGATCTGAAAAGGCGCGGCCGTCGGATCCCCGTACGTTCCAAGGCGGAATGCATGGCCCGCGAAAAGATCGGGGATTAGTTTCGGGTCATAGTCCACGTGCGGGCGGGCATAGCGGCCGCGCGTATAAGCACCATAAACCGACGCTACAGAACGGCCCACCTGCACATAACATGAGCCGAGATTAGCGGGCCTGTGGACACAATCCCCGCACACGGCGGCATCTTGCCCGCTTTTGAGCGCGGTCACCGGATCAACGTCGGCCGCAATAATAAAGGTCTGAATCATTGCGCCCGTCTTTGCATTGTTGCTTGCGGTCGTGATGCGATTAGCTATTACGACAATCGGGCGGCCGTCTAGCAGCGACGGGCCTTCGTAAAGTATTACGCCGGAGAATTTCGCACGGCGGAGATTGTTGCGCATGTCGCGCGCGGTCTTAATCATGTTCGGCCCTTTCTATGGCTTGGGAACGAATCAAAACTAGCACGGTCTGCAAGCTTAGGCAAGATATATTTATATCTTGAGCGGGATTTATTGCGGGCCCTTGCCCGCTGCGCGCGGGCTTTTGATGCAATTAAAACGACGCGCGGGCCTGCGGGCGCGGGCTTTTGATGCAATTTAAGAGTGCTCGCGGGCCTGCGGGCGCGGGCTTTTGATCTAATTAAAAAGAATAACAGGCAAATAAAAAACCCCTAGGCCGGAGCCTAGGGGCTGATTCGTAAGCGGCCGCGCCGCGCTCGCGGTCTCATGTCATGCGGCCTTGCAGAGTTCTTTCAACTCCGCCTTGACGCGCCGCGCGGTCTCGCCTCGCCACGTCCCTGCATTGGCAAGGAAATAAAGCACAATGCTTTTCCCGCTGTCGTAGATGTAATTGTCGCGAATATCGGACAGGGTGGACATGGCCGACAGGTAGGGGACCGCACCGAAATAGGGGTTTTTCCAATCCGCGCGGATCTCTGCTGCAATTTGAAAGATGGGCCGGCTCATGCTCACGCCTCCTTTCTTTTATCTATGACAGGCAGCGCGCTTTCCATTGCGAGAATCCACGCGCGGACGTCGGCCATCGCCTGCTCATATTGGCCGCGCTTGTATCGCTTGCCCGTGATCTTTGTCGCGAGCTCGAAAGAGCGGGTCGGGGTCGCGCTGCGGGTGAGGCGCATTCCCATCTTGCAGGCCTTGAGCGCATGATAAACAGTGCGCGCGTGCAGCAGGCGGGTCGAGTCGAGGCCAATGAAAGCGGTAACCCCATCGCCATGTTGAATAACGTAGCTATCTAAGTCTTGCATTGTTGCGTTCCTTTCTAGTGAACATGAACATGATCAAGATATAAATAAACCCCGCACTTGTCAAGCGCGGGGTCTCGTTTTTTTTAGGCTGCGTCGCGCTTTCGAGCGGACACGCGCACCGCTTTGATCTCCGTCACGCGAGTGCAAGCTTTGACCTGATCAGGCGCGAGCATTGCGCGCACCGCTTCGCTGTCAAGAGTCGCGCGTTCTGTCCACGTCACTGTTGCGCGGAATAACGAGCCGTCAATTTCAGCGTAACCCGATGCGATCAGCGCGGCCTTAAGCTTTGTTTCCTGTTTCGTCAGGTCCGCGATGCGAGCCTTGAGCTCGCCTAGTTCGTCAACAATATCTGCGAGAGCCATGTTCTATCCTTTCTTGATAGGGGTCCGCCCCGACCATTGTGATCGGGGCGGGGTCTAGGTTAAAGGGTTACCGTTCCATTGAAATTGATCTCGACCTCGCGGCCGGACATGGCCGATTCGATTGCGTCGTCAAAGTCGTAACTGTCCACAGCCTCGCGGACCTTATCTTCTAGCAGCGTGTCGAAAGTGTTCGTTTCGAGCACCGCCTCGATTTTTGCCGCGAGATCATAGTTCTCGAGGATCCGGTCGATTAATTCGACGTCAACCCCGTCGGCCGCCTCGAAAGCTTCTAAGCGCGCCTCAAGGGTTTTGACTGCCTGCTGCGTCGCCTTGAGCTCCGCCTCAAGTGAGGCGATTGCGTCCTGATAACGGGCTAACCCCATCACC